CCGTCAATGATGAACTGTGTCGCTTGATATTTGTTTGTGGAATAATGCTCACCATAAGTACCATCAATATAATCTTGCAGTTGGCGAAGGATTTCACCTTCATTATATTTATACTCTATCATTTAGGATCTTCCATAAAATAATACTCTCACAAAATCACTTCGTTTTCCCATCTTCTTTCCAATTCGTAATCAATTTCATTCCATAATTATCCACGCCTTTTGGTATTTTTACATTTGATTTATATCTCAACTCATTTTTCTTGAATGGATTGTAATCAACGTAATGATGCCAACGACCATATCTCCAAACGACACGAGCAACATCTGGATGCATCTTTGCTAACATCTCAGATTTGTTTACAGTACCCATTGCGTTATATCCAATATCGCTCATTTCTTTGGCTTTGTCAAGTACTTTTTCGCCAATTTCTTTGTGATAAAACTCTTCTGTGTTACCGCCCTTGACGGTTTGAGTTGCTGCTTTACCTTGAAGAAATGCATTGAACTGAACTGTACAATCGCCGTCTTTGAGAACGCGCAATGACAAATCGGTATCTTCGTTGTATCGACCACGCCAACGATGCTTACAATTATTTTCAATGAGCAAACACGAGTAGATACGAGTATTCGTTACAAACGGCGGATAACTTTGATCTGGTGCAATAAAGAACCGATACTGAAAACCAGATACAGGCACATTCTCAAAGCGGTCTACGAAATCTTCTGCTGCTTTGAAAATAGCACCACTACCAACACGAATCCGTTTGTTATTATGAAGACGATAGAAGTCAGCAATGTTATCATCAAGTACCCAGTGGCGTTCAGCACCAATCGACATTGAATGGTCCCAGCACCAGTTTCTCGCACGACCAGGTCCATCACCGTGATTACTAAATGGCAATACAAGAAGAGTTACCCACTCGCGAATACCGAAGTTATCGAGGGATTCTTCATAGTTATCATAGTCTTGTGGCTCAATCGCAATGTAATGAGGTACCGAAATCTTACTCAAAGACCTCGATGTAATCATGGACTCATGGCGACCTTTCGACACAATGTATACAGGATATTGTGGATTAGTCGTCATCTTCAATCCATCTCAAAAGAGAGTTGGCTGTCCTATCTAATTTAGGATGCCAGATGGAAGTATTATTTTTTGTTTCTGCCGCTGGATACTGATCAATTTTCTGACAGAAATCTTCGAAGTCTTCTTTAGTACGAAAGTGGACATATACCGTCTTGTACTTATTATTATTCGTATCATTTTTGTACTCAGGCATACCCTTCCAATGTTTCTGATAATGATTTGGATGAGACGATTCGACATCTGGTATTTCACCAAAGACTGCTTCGAGAGTATTCTCAACCGGAGCTGGTTTTTCTTCTTTCATTTCTTCCATAAAATTTTCATATTCAGTAGATTCGGAGACCACTGATTCTGGAGTTTTGTCATTCATTCTTCATTCTCCACAATAATCAATTTCTGTAATCGCATAACATCAATGGCAACATCGTGTATCGAGTTATGTGCTTCAAACTTTTCTTTCCACTCTTCTAAGATATAACTGGTCATCTTAGGAGCAAAGTTAAATTTAGCATCAATGAATGTTCGAGTATCTCTCACGTTCCAATGCTTCAGTCGATTTGATAACTCGTCCATTCTATTCACGTCAGTTGCCATTCTATATAGGATAATCGGATCAAACGTATTTGACCTTGACCACCAGTATTGGCAATTCATATTATCATATAACATTATCATCAGATTGTCAATAAATTTATCGATACGAATATCTTCTGAAGATGGTTTAAGTATGATAGATTGAAGGTCTTTGTCTTGACTTTTCCACCATTCAAGTGTGTTCGAGTCAATCTTGTAACCGAACTCTCGAACTTGGTGTTCAATGTCAAACTTATCTTTGACGATGACAGACTCGACTAACTCTTCGAATGTATAAGGGTCAGTGAGAAATCTGTCAGCATCAAAGATACCATACGCACATTCGAGAACTGGGAATCCTTTAAGTAAGTCGATCCCCAGTGTCTCAAAGTCAAAGATGAACTGTTGGTTATTCATCCAATAAACTCCGATATAGATCCAGTATAGTCTAAGCGACTTGCTTAGTATTTAAGTAAGAAATAAATTCTTCATTCGTCATTTGACCTTGAAGATTATTGCATTTATAACAAGAGATAACTGCATCTTCTTTTTTGCCACCTTGAGCCCATGGAATATCGTGAGCGCCAATCGACTCATCAAGGCTCAAAAGTTTTCCTTGTTGTGAACACTTATCAGTAAGAATATCAAAGTAGCAACGATATTCTTGATCAATTAGTTTTTCTTCTTTCTCACTTTTTGTCAAAACACGGGCTTCATCACGAAACAAAATTCCAAACTCTTCAGGTTCACCCATGTCTTCAATCAACTGAGCAGCAACTTTTCTCTGCTCTTCTTCTTTTGAGAAAGCATCTATATTATCCCAAACATAATGTTCTACATTTTTATTTTTGAATTGTTTGTTATATTTCTTATATACTTTCATAAAGGTAGGAGCAAAATATTCCATCTCTTCAATTTTAAATTCCGAGTTCTTTTCATACAGATAAAACCAAACGAGTTGAAATGCCCCAAACAATTTCTGAGGAATATTTCCAGGACGAACTTTTTGAAAGCATAGTAAATCATCCCAAAAACGATCTATTACAGCTTGGGCTGATTTGGTTAGTTTGTTTTTTCCTGCATATTCTTCATTGATAAGTTCGATTGTTTGTTTTTCGCCAGCAGCAACATTGCCTTTTCCTAAAACTTTATGGATTACGACAAACATCATAGTTGCCCACGCTGCCCTTAAATCTGGCGACTTTTGAAAGTGTTCTCCGATAGTTCCTTTTGAACTATCTTTAAGCGCAAAGATTTTATGTGGAGTGTTATTATTATATTCTTTAACAACACGGATATAAGAGCGAACATACTTACAAATTGCAGATTCGTCATCACACATAATCATTTCATATCCGTTAACTTGAGTTGTCTTATTCAAGTCTCGGAAAATGTCAATAGCTTGTTGAGAAGTACATATTTTCTTATCCAAGGTAATAAGTAAAGACTTGAAAAATTCTTTCCATTCATCACTCAACTCTTTATACTTTTTGCCATACACTGCAAACTGATTGTTCATGTAATCTTTAATCGCTCGCATTCGGTGACCGCCATCAATCACTAACAACTTTACACCAGGATAAACTTTTTGCATTGCTGCATCTTTAGAGATATCACGAACAGTGATTGTTCCAACACCATTTCCTTTTATAAGGGCTTGAATAATGCCTCGATTTTTAGCATTATCAAATCCGGATACCGTTGGCATACGTTGACCTATTGGATCAGCAAGTAACCAATTGTCTCGAATAGCCGCATAAATCTGTTCGATAGTAAGTTGATCAGGAGTAGAAATAATCTTGCTACTCTGATCCAACAACCAATTGAACTCGACTTTAGTGTTTTCAACCATCTTACTCATAATATAATCTCACTTTTATTTGATCAGTATATACACATTATAATCGAAAACAAAAAATATGTCAACCCTTAAAATAATTTATTTTTCAAAACTTTCTTGGAAATAATCATATTCTTTTGAGAACCAATCTTGAACTTCTTCCCAGAAATCAGGGCGACCATCATAGCCGTCGTTTGGCTCTTCAGATACTTCATCATATGGAAGCATACCGAGAGTATCTTCGTAATACTCTTCGTCAAGATGTTCTTCGTAATCTGTATCTTTACCCAGACCATATACACCAATAAAGTTAGGCATCTCATCTTCGTAAGTTGTCCAGAGAATAGCATCTGGTGAATTGAGTTCAACTAACTTTTCATGAAGTTTATCATAGAACTGAACAGGCGGTGACCAAGCAGATGTGCATGAGATATTGGTAGAATCAATATCATCAACGGTCAACCATTTAGCACCGACATTATCAATATACCAATTATAAGTGTTATCATAATCCGAATAGAGTCCTTGAAGAAGAGTTTCATCATTCATGTTTTCTAGAAAATCTTCTGCTTTGTCGGATAAATTTTCAAACGTAATAAATGAAGTTACATGATTAGCCATTATATAATACCCTTTTCAAATTAGGAGCCCAGTAGTTTGGACCTTTCAATACTTTCCCATCTTCACGGTAAATTGGTTTACCATCTTCGCCAAGTTTGCTCATGTTACTATTATGCACCTCTTCGAAGCATTTGTCAAGATTAATTCCAAAAGAATGTCCTGCACCATATACAACATAAAGAAGATCAGTCAACGCATCTGCAATCTCTACAATATCTCTCTTATCTAAACCTTCACGAAGTTCTTCAAGTTCTTCTCGAATCAATTCGTATCGGAGTTCTGACACGGAAGTCCACTGCGGTTCAGTCTCTACATCTTGACGAAACGCGTTCATGAAGTCTGCAACTTTTTCGAAGTTAGCTTTTTGTTTTGATTTTTGTTCTACTATATCACGCGCTCGAACAGTTTTACCACCGTCGGGCGATTCATATATTTTAGTCATTTCACGTTCTCATTTTTTTAAGATTTGCGTTGATAAATCTTTTGAGCCTTCTTAGCTTTTCCGAGATGATAACTTGTGGCTTTAGTCGTAAATACCGTACCTTCGAGGTGATCATATTCATGTTGTATTGCTCGGGCAGTAAATCCAGTATATTTTGTAGTTGTCGTTTCATTGTTCATATCCGTAAATCTCAATCGAATCATCGTAGGTCTTTTTATACTGACAAACAGTCCTGGAAAACTCAAACAGCCCTCATCATAATACTCTTGTTTCATACTCATGTCAACAATATTTGGATTGAAAAAAGCCATGATTGACTCTTTATTCATGGGATCACCGACCACAAATACTGATAGTGGTATTCCAACTTGTGGTGCTGCAAGACCAACACCATGATGTTCCATCATTACAGTTGCCAAAATTTCGGCAAGTTCTCGAGGATCTCGTTGAGGTTTTTCAAAGTCGAACCGAAGAGTTTTTTGTTTAAGAATTGGATCATTTGATTTAACCAGGTCTAACATTATGCGGCAATCCTACTAAAATTCTTGACTTTTTCAAACTTAATAACAGAGCGGAACTTATCTTGTAACACGTCCCCTCTATGACTGATGATGAATAGATTAGTACCATCATTGAACTCATGAAAGATTTTCGTCAACGACTCAACGCCTACCTCATCAAGAGAACTATCAAATACCTCGTCAAGTATCAATAGATTTGTATGAACAGAGTTCTTCATCTTTGCAATGGCTCGCCATGTTAAAAGTAAAGCAATGTTCAATCTTGCTTTCTCACCTTCACTAAAGGATGTGTAGCTAAACTCATCACGGTGACGGGATTTGATTACTTCTTCAAAGTTTTCGTTTAATTCAAAGTTGACAAAGAACTCCATCGATGCCAAGTATTTATTAATCAACTTGTTCATAACAGGAATATATTGACGAACTATTTGTGTTTTTATTCCTTTATCTTTAAGAAGTTCGCCAGCAACGTCAAGTACTGCTTTCTCATTAACAAATTCTTCTCGGCGCTTCTCTTGTTCTTCAATTGCGTCTTTCAACTCACGCACTTTCTTATTCTCATCTTTCAGACTACCAGTGTCCGTGCTTTCTGTTTGTAAGTCGGCGTTGAGTTTTTTGACATAACGATTGATGGATGATATCTGATTATTCTTATCTGTGATATCTTCAAGAAAAAGAGATATCTCTTCATTGATTTCATAGATATCTAAGAGGCGTTCATTATTCTTTGTAAGTTCAGATTCAAGTTGAGACATCGCTTCTTCGATTTCAGAAATCTTGGACTTGCCATTATTAATATTTTCTTTTTTCAAGTCTTCTGATAGAACCTGTAAGCATGTTGGGCAGTTATCATTTTCTCCGTAGAATGCAATCTCTTTTTTAAACTTACGTATTTTAGTTTCAAACTTCGATTCGAGTTTTTTAATCTCATCAAGTTTGTTTTTGACCGAGTCTTGGTCTGTAATCTTACCTTGAAGAGTTTGAATATTCTCGTTCTTTTGCTCGATAAACTTATTAAGTTCAGAGATGGATGATTCTGATTTCACAATCTCAGCCTTAATCGAATTGAGCCGTTCATCGTTTTTTGTTTTGATATCTTTAATATATTGGAGATGAACCTTCAGTTTCTCTTCGTAAATGTCAATCTCATATTTACAGTCGTTAATGAAAACTTTATTCTCTTGAGTTTTTTCTTTCAAAAGAAGATTCATCACAGTAAAGATTTTGATATCAAGAAGGTCTTCGATAATCTCTCGCCGTTGATTTGCTGGCAACTGCATAAATGGAATGAACGTACTTGAACCCAAAATCACAATCTGTGTGAACGAAGTGTAGTTGAGTTTGAGTATGGTATTTTCAAGATAGTCTTGATAATCTCTAACCGATGCGGTTTGATTGACAAGCTGGTCATTCGCATAGATTTCAAAACTTGCTGGTTTTATTCCACGGACAACTTTATAAAATATCTTACCGATAGTAAACTCGACTTCAACCAGCGCACCTTTTTCGTTTACGCTGTTCACGAGTTGTGGTTTGTTAATCTTACGAAATGGTTTACCAAACAAACAAAAGCACAGCGCATCAAGCACTGTCGATTTACCTGCTCCGTTCTCACCAACAATCAAAGTGTTTGGGCTTCGATTTAAATCAATCTCAGTCCATACATTACCCGCAGACAGAAAATTCTGATAGCGGACCTTCTCAAATAAAATCATGCAACATCCATATTTTGCGCTTCAATATACAGATTCGAAAATAACTGATTTAGTTTATCTTTGTCAATATCTGTGTTCATAGTCTCAACATAGTTATGAAGTGTGGTCAACGTATCTTCAACTTCACTAACAATCTCATCATCACCTAACGAATCCATATGCTTATTATCTTCAACAATGCTTACGTTCGCTGGATTCTCTTTGTAGAGATTGTCCATCATAATGTCGAACCAGTAAGGATTTGTTTTACTCTGAACAATAACTTTTACATATGAGTCAGTATATGCTGAAAAATCATACTTGTCAAGTAAATTTTCTAAAGTAGTTTCAGTGTCATCGTACCAAACTTTATGAAACATACGATAGGGATTTCGAATAAACTCTATCTCTCTCGTTTCGGAATCAAAGATATGAAACCCACGACCATCATTAAAATCATTCCAAGTAAGTTCGTAAGGACAACCAAGATAATGAATATTGTTATTTGAAGACTTATGATGAAAATGACCTGAACATACCAAATCAAACTTATTAAAGGGTTGAGGATCCATGCCATCTTTTGACTCCATTCCTTTATGCATCGTGAAGCCAGCAAGTTCGAGGTGACCGAACAGAACTTGTGACTTCGTTTCTTCTATAAATTTCATACTATCTGTGTGGTTCGTGTTGTGAATCCAAGGCAGCATCGCAATCTGACAACCATCAAATTCAACATCAGTGGCAGTTGAATACGTAGAGATATTATCAGAGCGAAAGAGTTCGTTCATCGCATTAATCTCGTTGGTATTACGATACGGAATATCATGGTTACCAACAATCACATGCATATGAATCCCGTTCTCTTCTAAACGTGATATAAAAATTCTTTTAAATTCGTTAAGAGTGACATAGTTAATGAACTTTCTCCGATCAACAATATCACCAAGATGAAAAATAGTATCGACATTGTTATCAAGTATATATGGAAAGAATACATTGGTATAGAACCTATCAAAGTAATCGATAAACTGTTTGCTATCTCCACGCACTCCCCAGTGGGTATCGGTTATTAAAGCGGCTTTTGTCATATTGGCTGCATATCCTTGTACGTTGTTTTGTCATGTATAATGACTTCACTATCCGTTTCGATCCAAAGTTTTGCGCCACATTTTCGAGGCTCGTCAGGTCTATATATCATCTTACTTGGACCGAGAATATCAACTTCACTTCCATACCAAGTTTTACCTTCAACTTCAACCCGACAAACTGGGCGTTTTGATTTACGTTTATCGTCTGATTGTTTTAAGTTTTTATTGATATGAATAATTGTTTTCAAAGCTCATTATCTTTCAAAAGAGAGTCGATTGGTGTTGATTGAGAAATCACTCGCTTCTTTCGTTTTGTCTCTTCGAACTGTTCAATAAAGTTGTCAACATATTCATTAGACCATTCGTTGACTTTGCCTGGTGGTGCATAATCATTATCATCACCTTCTTGTGTAGAGTTATTCATATTGAGCGCATAACTTTCTTCGGTATACTTTAGCTTTGTATACAGTACTTTCTTCTCTTTCGTGATGCGCCGAAGAAATGCATAGTAAATAATTTGAGTGAAATATGCAAAAGGATTCTGTGACTTCTCTGGATTGAAGTTATCGATATACTGAAGGCAGTTTTCAATACCATCACTAATCATATCTTCTTTATATGTGTAACCAGAGAAGTTTGGTTTGTGTGAAAGATTGACTGCAATCTTCATGAGACATTCACCAATGTAATGCGGTACACGAGGACGAGTAGAGCCTTTCTCATTTGCTTCAATAACTTTTTCTCGGAAGTCAATCATTGCCGCTAAAAAGTCTTTGTTATTTACATAATGTTTTTTCTTAGCCATTAGTGTACCTTTACTTCGTTATTCGCATAAAGTTCAAAGAATGCGTCATATGCTTCTCGATCTTCTGGGTCAAGTTTATCTAACTGTTCTTGAGATGGGTCAATCGGTTCAAGTATCATATCATCCAATATGTCAAGAGTTTCGTGATAATAGTCTTCCATGTCTCTTGATGGATTCGATAGAATAACAATGTTTTTTCTCTTGATTGGAAAATCATTCTGTTCTGTAAATGGAATCCATTGAGTTGACCGTAGAATAGCACCTCTTTCCGTATTCTTTGTATGGATAGTTATAGGTTTATGTACGTGAACATATTCTTCATCTACGCTTTCGGCGTAGGCTATAATATCTTCGCCTGTTACTAACTTTAAGTATACTATTTGCATGTTTGATTGTCAACCTTTTTATAGATTTATATTGTAAATCTTATAATCGAACTCTTCCGAATTATATATCTTCATTCTTTCCGCAAAGTGATTGAGTGTGTAATTTACTTTGGTTTTGTGCCGAAGATCGTCTGCAATGTCAAATAGAATCGCCTTATCTTTTGTGGCGCTCTTACGTAAACCTCTTCCAATAGACTGCAAGTTACGTATACGAGACTTAGTGGGAGAAGAAAAAATAATATTATGCAAATTCTTAATATTAATTCCAGTACTGAATGTACCATATGACGCAATGATAATCGCATTGGATTCTTCTTCCGTGATTGCGCGTACTTGTTCGCGAGTTTGTGCATCAGTCCCACCGTATACAAAGAACACTTTTCTATCAGTTGCAACTGCTTTTGATATTCTATCATACAATATTTTACCATGCTTGTCAACGTATTGGAATAATAAAAGAGTGTTGCCATCTAATGATACTGCAAGGTTCTTTATAAAAGTATTCCTACGTTGATGACCTACAATATAATCAATCTCATCTTGATATTTCATCTTACTGACAAGTTTTTTTTCTTCGTCAGTATGCTTCAACACGAGACACTTAATTTTAAAAGCCGACAAATGTTCCGAATCTATCAACTCTTTTGTTTTCACAAATTGTTTTGCTTTGCCAAACAGCCCTTCGAGTACTAACTTATTGGTTTCGGATCCATCAAGTGTTCCAGTAAACCCAAATCGATATTTACATCCAACTAACTTTGTCATAATAGAGGTAAGTGACTTCGCTTTAAACAAATGGCACTCATCGCCGATCACAACATCAAACTGAGCAAAGTAATCTTTTCGCATTTTATAAATCGATTGCCACGTCGATATGATAATCGGCGCATCGCTTCGCTTTTCTTCGCCGCCCATAATCATGTGAATATCGTCTTCGTGCATACCATAATCAATAAAATCAGAACGCATCTGATGGACGAGAGATATGGTTGGTACAATCAGTAGTGTTTTCTTTTGATAGAAGTTAGCCAACATATAGATGATTAAAGACTTACCAGATGCGGTTGGCGATACTATCAATGCACGATTGTTCCGAACACAATGGACAAACGAATCAACTTGATAATCACGTGGAGTTAACTTGAGACCTAAGTTCTTTATAAAGTCAACACCTTCATTTCTCGAAAAGTTCTCTTGTATATTTATCTCTTCATTTGTTTCGATACTATATTCTCGTTCAGCCGCAAAGTGTTCGACATAAGGAAGTAACCCAAGATATAACTGCTTCGTCATTGGAGAGAAAAGTTGGATTTTACCATTCCACATTCTCGCTTTATATGCAGGCATAAATTTAGCACCAGGAACTGCAAACTCGAAAAAGTCAACAAGCTCCTGTCGAATCACCGCTTCGGATTCGATTTGCATATATACTTCATCGACTTTAGTTATTATCAAGGTATTACTTTTCACACTATTGTCTATTAGAAATTGTGGTGGATGTTTCAATCTTATTATTAGACATTATTCACTGTCTTTTATAATATAGCGCCTATCTCCTCTTTCGTTTTTTTGCTGCTCTCCGTTGCTTACGATTAACTAGTGTAGAAATTTCTTCGGCATCTTGCCAAACACTTTTTTCTTTTTTAAGCGCACGAGGAGGAACTCGATGATTACCTAGTGTCGAATCTTCTGGTTCGACTTCTGGAATCGGTAAAGGTTTAGCAGCGGCTACTTTCTTCACGCTTACTTTTCGTTTTCGTTTCGGTTTTGTTGTTTTTTCTGCTTCAGCTTTTGCTTTATCAACAGCAATCTGTGCTTTTGTCCTACGCTTACGCCGAGGTTTCTTTGGCTTCTCTTCGATAACAGGTTCGGGCTCTTCTTCAGGTATTACAACTGGCGTATCAATTATTTTGACAAACCATTCTTTGTAAGAAGATTTTGATCCTTCTTTTGCAATCGCATGAATTTTTTCTGGGCTTAGACCTTCATTTATACACCAGTTATTGAAAGCGGTAGGATCATTTGTTGTAAAAGTAAGGTCAATGATTTCTCCGTTAGGAGAAATGAGTTGATATGTAGTTTCGTGATTATCATCTACATCATTCCATATCTCAAACATCGAAAATTGGTCTGATGCTTCAAAAATACCTCTGGCGGTTTCGTGTGCGCTTGGATTATTTACCAAAACATTTGTAATACCAGTTCTACTCATGTATTCACTCCCTAATTACCACTCGTAAATCGTAAAAAGTCAATACTATTTTTAATGACAAATCCACGAGTATTAATGTTCTTCATTATTTCTTCAAGAACTTCAACAAGTTCCGTTTGATAAGCAATCTTGATATTTAGTTCAACCATATCCGAGTCAGATTCGACATATGTAGCAATCTCACCTTTAAGTCTTCTATGTGGATAAGGTTCGCGTCCAATCTCAGCAAGGTCTTCTGGATTGTTAAGATCACCACGATAATAGTCTAACAACTTTGAATGAAGTTGCTTCTGTTTCATTTTAAGACTACGAAGTTTCAGTCTTTGTTCGGAGTAATGTTTCAGATATTTACCATGAAGAATTGGAGTATTGATACTCTCACGAGAAAGTTCAGTCTCATCAATCTTCACATCATCTTGCCACATACTAATAATATCATCAAGTTTCACAAATATATCCTATTCTCTATTCAAATATAAATTCTACATCAATAAGAGATTTAATATTATTACACATATTAGTTACACTTTGTTGAGTTTTAAAACTTGTATCATGTATATATTTACCAGTTTTAGCATCAACAAGAAACCAACATTTACTTAGATCATCTTGTCGTCCAGTTCTAATCAGTATCTTACGCATCACATATCCTATTATAACAAGTTTGAAAAGGTTGTCAATGATTTTTAGAGATTTTCCACAGTAAATATTCTGTAGCGAAACATTACATCCGCTTCAAGGTATTCGACATCAGATTGAGTAACATCAAAAGCAAGCGGTGAAAGGGAGAGAGGAAAGAGGTCTTGAAAAGCAATCCTTACTTTAGGATTGTTATTAGAAGAAAGAAGTAGAATGCTACCATCAGATAAGATTTCTTCATACTGATTGAAATTCTCTGGCTTACCAAGAGCATTAATCCAGTTGAATATCTCAAGATAGTTGGTCATGTTCTCATCAACACGAAACCGAAGTGTAAATGGCTCGTATGTAATCTTATCGCCCGGTCTTGGATTCACAACAAAAGGGCTTGGCTGTTGTAGTTCGACCATAGAGATAGTTGGCAGTGTTGCCGACTGACAAAAGTATTCGACATTAGGCGCACGGTTCAATAAAAATCTAAAACCGAGCGGTGATAAAAAGTTTATATTTTGAGACAGTTGTTCAGTTTCTAACTGTACACCAAGTTTTGGTACTAATGCCATGATAAATTCCTTAATAGATATCTACATGCCTATTTATAATATATAAAATAGATGTGGCTAAACTTGGAGAATCACATGTCAAAACAAAATACTCATGAAGGTGTAATATCAATAGCCGATTTCATAGAACAAAAAATTCGTAAAGAAAAAGAATTGGAGTTTTATATAAAAGAGTTAAATGAACTCGAAGCAAAAATCGGCTTATTACAAAAAGAAGTTTATCTCACTCAAACGATTATTGAAATGATTAAAAGCGAAACTGTCTATGATATCAAAGAAGAGTTTCTTGAAAATAACAGTGACAAATTGATAGAATGAGGATAAATGGAAGTGAAGCCAGTCGCGATGAGGAAAGAAAAGTTATAAATAGAAGTGAAGCCAGTCAC